GTCACATTATATTGAACAAAGTCGGTGTTATTCCCTAAGTTATGCACTTGTCCTTGTAGTATTTCTAATTGACCGGTTGAGAAATATTCAAAGTGGCTTAACCAAGCATCAGCAAGTTGAGTGATTGCAACTTCATGAGTATTTAAGCGAGCTATACAGTTAATAGAAATAATTCCAGTTCGGCGTGTGCAAGGATCATCACCAATTGCCGCAATTAATGACTGCCCCCATAAAATATTTATGTCACACCAAAGGCCATCTGTTGGAACTGTGAAATCTTTATTTGGATACTTAATTCGACTTTGAGCTATTCCAGTGAATGCCATTGCTCTGGTGATAATGGCTTGTCGTGCTTGATCTAATGTCATTGCCATTTTTAACCACCGTATTTTTGAGCAATATAGTTAAAGGTTGTGGAATAAACGCCTTGGGGTGCTTGTTTTGAGTAGCCGCCAGTTGTTTTAGGTGTGGAAGGCTTGTCTGTGAAGTTCCCGTACTCAATCTTAGTACCGTAAGGACTATTGGTCTGAATGTAGACATTAGAGTAAGGAACTAATCGAGATAAAGCACTTGCACCCTTGCTGATCGTTGATGCTCCGCCTTTGTCCTTTTCAGCTTCATTGTAGGATTGGTCTGTTTGGTTAATGCTAACTCTGTGTGAAGCTCGAAAAGCACCTGTATCCACTGGACTTTGAAGAACTACACCACCCAAAGCATCAATCACAATGTCTTTTTGTCGTTTAGTTAGGTCGGCTTCAACGGTTTGGATGAAGCTCGAAGGTTTGTTTGTCCAGCCCATATTTCACCTATAAAAAAAGCCCTTAATTAGGGCTGACAGCTTTTACTTTTAAATCCTTATAAAGTGGCCTAAGTTCGTCTAACAACTTATGTTTTTTACCAAAATTTTCTAAATAACTATCATCAAACTCTTGAAATAAGTCTGCTTGAGCATTTTTAAAAGTAGTAATGTCATCGCCTTTATAAGCACCTATATGTTTTAAAGGATCGGATTTTTTTATTAAAGCACTAAACATTCTTTCAAGAAGAAAAGTGTTTTCTAAAAGGTAAAATAAGATATCTTTAACTTTTTTATGAAATTTTATTGCTTTTATATCATCAAAATCAAACTCATTAAGTGCATTCTGAAGTGTATTTAAATTAGCCATAAGTTCTTTAAAAAGATCATCTATATGAGCTTTTTGATCACTACTGATTATTTCCTGATATTTAATTTCATTCTCTAACTCACTCAAATTTGAATCAATTTGTTTTATCAGATCATTTATTTGCTTCCCTTGCTCTTCTCTGCTTTTTTCCAAGTGCTCCAAACGCCAATCACTAAACAGTACAAGTGCTATTGCTGGAGCTAAGAAGTAAGCCATTAATGTTAGCGTATCGCGGACAATTTCATACAAATCTGGTAAAGGTTTAGGACAGCTTAACCAGTTCGTTTTCATTAAATAGCCAACTATTAAATATATAACCCCACCAGCGCAAATTGAAAAAACAATATCACTAATTTTCTGTTCTAAAGTTTTACTTTTCATAAAGTCCCCTAATATTTAAGAGGCTTATATCAAATATTCTTTGTGAAGCAAAGCTTTATACTTTCCTTAATTGAGCAGTCCATATACTTGATGACGGGTCCTGACCATAACTCACAATTCGATAGTTGCCACCTTCAATAACCCAAATGTCATTAACACCTGGCTCTACTAAATCACCATCACTTGATACTATCTCATTTTGCAGTAGCACGGCTTTAGAGTCTGTTGCACGGTAATCTATAGGCTTCACTAAATCTTTCAAATATGAGCCAAATAAGACGCCTCGGCCACTATAGACATATTCGGTGTAAGTATCCTCGCCAGTAGCTGGATTTGATCCTGTTAAAATCTTTCGAGTACAGGTGAAGGAATCTACGGCATCTGCTAATTCATCCTCAGCATTAAAAGCAGCAGCCAATTCTTGTTGAATCTCATCACGCATTCCCATGACTTACTCCGTAATGACATAAGTGTTGATGTGATACTTCTCACTCATGAAAGGTTCTAGAAGATCAAGAATGAATTGCATGTCTCCACTGACTGACTCTTCCTTTCCTGCAACATAGGTTTTGCTAACAGACGTGCCAGATTGTGCAGAAACCGTTTTAGAAGCAACAACGCCTTCTTTGGTTGTATATAGCTGACCTGCTGATGCAAGCTTAGCTAGATAAGCACCTGCTGTTAGAATGGAGTCAGGCACTTCATCTTCTGGATATTCTGGTAAATTCTTAGCATTAAGCCACGCATTTGCCTGCATTACTGCAATGACAGGGTCGCCATTACCCCACCAGTTAGGCCCTAGCTCTTGAGTCACACTTTCGACTGTCACATAGTTCATAGCTTAATCCTAAAAATCTAATTAAGAAGGACGACCCGAAAGCCGCCCTACTTGAGTTAAGCGCCACCGTTAAGCGGAGCTTCTGGCACTGGAACTGCCACTTCTGGATCAGTAATTCCATAATCTCCTGCTGTTTTTGCAGGGTCAAACATTGTGCCCGCTGCTAATGTGTCTGTTGCATCATCAGCATATCGGCGGTCTGTTGGGTATTGGTATTTGTAGTCTGGTTGCTTCTCAGCCATGACTGCTCTCCTTAAAGGTTAGTAATTAGGAAGCGGATTGAATTGTCTTCTGGTGAACCTACAAGTTCCCAGTTTGCAGCCTTTTGCAAGTCGTCCCATGAAGCGCTTAATGACTCACGATCAGTACCACCTGTTAGAGTGTTAGAAGGAGCAATGAAGCTGAAGCCTTGCGGATGAATGAGCATGTTTCGACGAGTCCATAGGATTTCGTGTCCAGCACCGTTACCAGTAGCTTGAGTTTCTTCAACTGCTAGATCTTTGCGCCCCGGCACAGAGTCATACGAGAAAGCACGAGGACCAGCAAGAATGGTAATGAACTTAGCGTTTGCACCAGTTCCGATTTGAGTATTGAAGTCTGTTTCAATAACCGCACGACCGTTATAAACAGTGATTGGCGGTAAATTAGCACTTGTAGTTACTTGCTCAAGCAACTGCTGTTTACGCATCTTCGCTGCAATACGAGGATGGACAAACATCACACCACGTCCACGCAATTCGCGCTTCATAGTGCTTTCAGCATCAATATAAGCATCAACGCTAAAACCTGTTGCTTCTGTTGCTGTTGAAGCAGAAATGTCAGTCGTTAATCGCTTGCCATTCGCTTGGTCGTAGTTACGCAAGCCAATGACTGTTGCACGTGCACGGTTTTCAGCTGCATCAAGCCAGTACTTATTCAGTAAGCCACCAATTAGCTCAAGTGAATTCACTTGAGATAGGTACTGACCAAGAACTGACTCAACAAAGCCTTCGTTAAGATAAGCTATACGGCCTTGCATCGCACCTGCATCAATCGTGCGTGGCATTGCAATATCAGTCAGGATGGTGTTGCCATAGTTCTGTTCAACATTCCCATCAATACCATTTACATATGGCACAGTAAAAGTAGACGAACCACTTGTTAACAATGCACGTAAACGGTCATCGGATACGAAAGCACCTGATTGAACCAATGGTGATACAGCAATTGGGTTTGGACGTAGATAAGATAGAACTACGTTACGGTTAAATACTTCTACTAAAGAAGGCATGGAGTTACTCCCAAAAATTAATTATTAAATTCGCCATTTGTCAGCGCTGTTGCGAATCCTTGAGGATCACTCTTTTCAAAATCCGCACGCTCTTGGGCGTTCATTTCACTTGGTTTCTTGGCAGCTCCACCACCTGAACCACCGCCAGAAGCCCCACTTCCTGACGCATTTGAAGCAACAATTAATGGCTTAAACGCCACATTGCTGCGGAACTCTTTTTTAAGGTCATCAATGTTCATTGCACTAGGTTTGCCCTGCGAATCTAGTACTCGAACTTTGACCTCACCGTTTTCATCAGTTTCAACTTGAAGACGATTTGTAATGTGTGGAAGCAATACTGCCTCGGAGCCTTTGATAGAAAGCTCACTTGCTAATGATTGTGCTGTTTGCCCGACAGTTAATTTGTAGACTTGGTCTTGCAATGCTTTGGTTGCTTCAGCATGTTTAACTTCTGCTTGATCAAGCTTGGCTTTCCAAGATGCTTCAATTGCTGCAACGTCACCTTTTTTACGGGCCGCTTCTTCAGCTTCTTTTTGTGCCTTCTCTTCAGCTTCTTGGCGTTTTTCTTGCTCTTTTTTCTTTTCTCCAAGGAGTTGCTCTACCTTGTTTTTAAGACCTTCAAGTTCACCGTTATTTGATTGCGGCAGGCCTTCAACTTTTAAATAAAATGCACCTTCTTTTTCTTCATAAAGCGCCTTCGTTTCATCAGATAAGCCCTCTAGGCTATCAAGTTTGTATTTCATGTTTTGCTCCCTGAGCGGTTTTGCAGTCACAAACTGCGGGCAATAAAAAAGCACCCGAAGGTGCTATAAATAGAATTAGGTTTTACTTTCTCGGCTTTGTCCAAGCCAATAAGATTAGATCTTGAATTATCTGCTGTTCAGTTGTGGTCATAATCCCAACCTCTTAAACATTTCTTCATCAAGCTTTTTGAGTTCAGCAAGTGTGAATGGCTGACCTGTGAGTGGATCAACAAATTTATCTAGAGAGTACTTACCCTCTTTGAATAATTTGTATCGTGAAGGCCCAAGCCAAGACTTTTGGAAAGTTGCATCCTGTTTATCAAACCAACCTTTAAACGTTGTATTTGAATCAACTACGCCGATTTCACCCTCTCCATTCACTTTGTTATTGAATGGTCGCTTACCAATAGTTTTACCCTGCACATCAGTGACAGGAATAAGAATGGATCGGCAGTTAGGATGTAAAGGTGGCAACGGATGAGGCTCATCTTTCTTGTAGACCTTATCCGAATAACCCATACAGATTTTAGAAGTACGACTATCAAGCGTTGCAATGAACTTCACATACTCAACACCTATGGCTGTGTATGTCTCATTCAATGCAATATTCGATACATGACTTCGAGCTGTACGAACCATTGTCGCAATCTGTGATCGACTTTGATCTAGCAAACCATCTTGGTAATTTAAGGCTTTCTTGCCCTTAATTCGCTGGATGATCTGCTGATTAGTCTGATCTTTTGAAAGCCCATCCCGAATGACTTGCTCAACTCTGAGACGAGTATCATCAGCAATTCGAGCAAAGATAGAATCAAGTAGAACACCGCCACTTAAAGGAGCTTTCTTCGCCTTATTGATCAATGTCTTGCCATTGGTCTCTATTGCCTTCTCAGCTAGAGTTTTAGCTTGATAAGTAGCTTCGTATACTGCTAATGCAGTTGCGCTTACAGAGAAGCTCTCAAGAAGCGTTGAAGCAACTGTACTTTGCCATGATTGAATAACTGTCCGAATCTCTCTTAAAGCAGGCGTTGTATATTGCCCTGCAATCAAAGCTGATCTTTCAGCATCACTCAATTCATCCAGCAAATCTCTTAGCTGAGACAACATCTCACCTGATATGGAATCAAACTGAGAAACAAGCTTTGTGATCTCACTAGATGACAAGCGATAAAGATAGGCTTGATGAGAGACTAAAGCATCAAGTAGTGCTTGTTGTGACAACTGGCTGTTCATTTGTCACTCCTGGTACATATCCAACCATGGGCCGATTAACTTCTTCGCTTTCAATACGTTTTTGCTCATCTTCAAAACTAATTTCAGGAACCTTTCCGGTTGTTAGAATCTCATGGAAGGTTTCCATACTCATGCGATTAGCAAGGACCATCTCCCAATAGAACTTAAGCGTATCAAGATCAATTTTGCCTTTAGCAAAGTCTTGCTTAATGGTTAGCTTGGCTTTACTTCCTGAACCATAGAACTCAGCACACCATTTCAGCGCATATTCCATCGCTTCATTGGTGTTAGCTACACAAAGCGAAAGCACACTGTACTGTGCAAGTTTTTCATTATTGGATTGAGTAGCCGTTTTATTAGCCTGCTCAACCTCAAATAACTTAGCGCCCTGCGCTTGCATGTACTTCTCTTTGCCTTCCATAGCCTGTTTAGCTAAGGTGCTTTCAGTGACTTGCTTGTAATCAAATGATGAGCCCTTCGGAAGCATAAGAGGGTTTTTAGAACCCAGTCTCACACCACTCTTCTGCAACCAATCACGCCACCCTTCGTCGAGTTCATTGATAACTGGTTGAGCTTGACCACAGATAAACACCATCTCTTCGTAGCTCGCGCTATTTTGATAATGGGCCAAGTTCATTGTGACAATTGGTTCTAGTGGAATTGAGTCAATATTCCAATCATTAGCCAAAGCCCCCAAAGGAATAAAAGGAATTTCATTCCATCTTCGGCCTAATGAATTAGTTGGATAGTTAATTTCACCACCCTGTAAGTCGCCCGACTGATCTGAATATACTTGGACGTTATATTCATTATTCTCATCAAGACGCAATACCCGGTAAGTATTTACTTCTTTTTTAGCAAACTCATCGTCAGGATCTTTTACTGTAGATTTTTCATATAAAACGATTAAATCAGGTTTATATACCGATCCAACACGCTTAACGCTCCAGTTGATAATATTTAAAGCGTCATAGAAAACGATTGTTGGGCGAATGCCTAAGTTCTCTGCTTGCTGTACAGATACGTTGCCGTCGGTCGTTGGATAATCAACAAATAGACCACCACGAGCATGTTTTAACAGCCCTTGAAGGCATGATTGCGCTACTTGGTAAATGGATTTCCCTGTGCCATCTGCATCGTATTTAAGAAAATCCATTCCATCCGGTTCGAACGTTGGATCTTCAGCAAATACCACTCCCACCATCTTATTTAATGTGTCTTTCGAAATCTCGTAAAACACAGCTCGCGTTAAGTACGCTAAATAGTATTGGTCGTTTTGAGTAGCATCAGCCGTTACATTTGGCTTTGGCAAGTAATACTCACCGCGCTTTTTAATTTTGGTCGAACCCTCACAGACATCGTTGATAGTTTTCCAACGCTCTTTCATGTCCGCGTAAGCTTGATGTTCAGTATTTACTGGCATTAGAAAACCATTCCTATATCTAGTGTTTTAGCTGCAACTTTTTTACCCATCGCAACAGCGAACATACGGAAGCCATCCGCACCATGTGAATGCATGTCATGAAGTGGGTTATCTTTCCAACAGCCCAATTTGTCGTTCCATTCTTTGCGGTAGTTCTCAAGATGAGTAATACCCTCAGCGCACTTATATTCGTCAAACTCACATAACGGTAGAATTTCGCGAACTTGCTCAATTCCATCCATCACTAAAATGTTTGGCACAACCTCAAATGAAACTGAATACTTTTCACCGTCATCTAAGACATAACCTTCTTTAGCAATGTCTAAGCGTGACTTACCATCGTTCATCATTGAGCGGTTTTTAATATCGTGTGGTGCATAGTGCTTGCTGTATTTGTAGCCCTTTTCCTTCAATACTTTGAAGTAATGGCGCATACCTTCACCAGAGTTTTCGTAGTAATCGATCACTTGGTAATAATTGTCTGAGAGCTTTCGAACAAACCAAATCACCATCGAGTCTGAAACACCCAAATCCCAGAAGGTCATTACAGGTAAGTGATCATTAACAGGCAGAGCACCAATACGTTTATTGGCATACAAGAATTTGAATTGGTTCTTGTAGTAAGCACCTTCAACTGACTGAGCGAATGCTTCACTAGGAATACTTGGATATTCCCGTTTCATATCCTCACCAAGAGTTTTCTCTTTTGAGTGATACCAAGCTCTCTGGTTAGCAGTTGTTGTAATCTTGTGCTTGGCTTCTAGTTCATCAAAGTATTGAACTAGTCGCTGTGGTATCTCTTCAGTAGGCTCAATTTCATAATCAGCATTCTTCCACCATGAGAAGAAAAAGAATTTCCAATCTAGAGGGCTTAACTTTTTGCTGAGTAGAAATAGCTTTTCAGCTAATTGGCAGAACTCATAGAAGTAACCGCTTTTACCTTCTGCGGTACTCTCTAATGTAATGCGTCCTTTAAGACTTACAGCCTCAAATGCACCAGTAACAATCTCACGGGCTTTATCTGGGAACTTCGCACAGATCTTACCGAACTCAGATACATGTAAACGGTCTAATGTTCCGCCACGAAATGAAGTTGATACTGTGATAGATCCACCCTTGCCAAATACAAGCTCATCCTTAGTTTGAATCTCTAAAGGATTGGCTGCTTTGATTAAATGCGGTAATCGATCATAGGCATACTTAACCTTTTCACGAAATAGACGTTTAGCATCATGCAAGGTATGTGCAATTAAGGCACATTTATCAGATTTGAATAACGCAGCATCCAATTGAATAATGCACATCTCGGTAGTGAACCCTAACTGACGTGCCTTAAGGATGATGTTCCGTGTCCATTCATTTTCAAAGTATTCAAGCTGCTCAAGTGTCATCTTGAACTTAACTTGCTTACCTTCTTTATTAGTAATGTAGTAAAGATTATTTAAGCGCCATAACTGGTCTTTAAGTTTCGCTTTATGCTCAGGTTTCAGCATGGCTACTCCTTAAAATTAATCACCCTCGCTTAATTCATCCATCAATTCCGAAACAGACTGAATCTCAATCGTTCCTGAATGTTCAACTTTGTCTTTAAACGCCCCAACAGCAATATGCTTGCCTAATAGTTCAAGGTTTTTAACTTTGTCTGGCCATTTGATTTTTTTGAGCCAGCCTTCACCCTCGGAAAGCTCTACACTTTCTAGAGTATTAATATATTGGCGCCAGATCTTAGGCCATTCTTTCAAAGGCTTGTAATTACCTTTGTCATCCAGAATGTCTAAAATATCCATTTGGTCTATTTCAGTTAAGCGCTTAAGAACATAATCAGCATCCACATCAACACGGCTCAAGCGCTGCCCGTTTAGGTAAGCAATGCGCTCTTCTACTTCTTCACGCTGCAAGACATCCCAAGCATGTTGGCGGGTTTTAAAACCTACTGTTTTGCCTGCCTCTTGGGCACTTAACGTTTTTAAATATTCGTGGCAGAACTCTTCATGGCGTAAATTCTTTAAGGGTTCTGCGCCTTTGATTTGTTCTTCCATTTTTTTACCTCATTAAAAAACCGCCTCTTGGGCGGTCTTGTTTTATTCATACCATTTTCTGGCAGTAATTAGATTTTTATAAATCTCAACACTTTCTAACATCTTTTTCAGTTTAGTCACATTGGATGAAGCACCCTCAACTCTTACAGTACTTAGCAATTCATCACTAAAGGCATCAATTAACTCCTGTGGCTCCACTAAACCTTTAAGTGGATTTGGGTTAAGTTTGGACCCGTATCCTTGAATGTGAGCAAGGTGGAAACCTGCATGATTTATTAGTAATGGAAGTATTTTTTCTTTGAGTTCTGAATTTGTCAGAAGTCCTGCCTCTTTAATATCTTTGGCAACCTCAAACAACTTAACTCTACATGTAAAAATTGAATCACCACCATCAAAGAAATTGGTTGCAGCAAATGCTGACTCAATTCTTAATTTAAAGTGCTCTACTTGTAATTGTTCTAACAGTTGTTCTGACTTCTCATTAATTTGTTGAAGTTTTACAGTATTTCCAATCAAAGTTATTTCAGAAATTTTCTCAAAGAAAATTGCAACAAATGCAGCGACCAGAAAAACAGTCGTTAATAATGATAAATCCCCAGAATCTATCAACCCATTAACCCTTAAGCAAACAAACCCAGCAATAAATATCAAGAATAGTGTGAACACCACAAATATACGCATTGGTTTAATCTGATTCACAATAACTCATACATAGTTTATTTATTTGATGAAATTATAACACCACTCTGAGTTATGGAGGATTAATTACCCATTTCAAATCATCAGGCGTTTCCAAATAACACCCTTGTTTCAAGCAAAATGCATGAATGTCGTTTAGGTATTCAGTGAACTGAGCCGTACTTGCATCTGTAGTGCTTATCAGTTCATTTAACCCATCAGCGACATATTGATACATCGGATGATTCTGCTTCTTTAATACCTTTACAGCATCGAAAGTATTTCTGTACTGACCAACATCATCACGGTAGTAGATGACAGCAAGTAATTTTCTCTTAAAGAACAAATGCTCTGAATCTTTATCTGTACCTTGATGTTTAGCCCATTGGGTTAAGTACATCCAATAGAGTCTATTTTGTGCCTTTGAACGGTCTTTCTCTTGAGGCGCTATTAAGACAACTAAAGGCTTCCCTTCAACTGCTGCCTTTGAATGGTTTTTATTTAGATAATTCGTCACATAGTTGATGTCGCAATGGTTCTTAATAGTGAATCTTGATTCCATTTTGACCTCGCCTAGCACATTAGATTTGAATCTTCCTTTTCAATCTCAACGCGCAATGTATAGTTGCTACCGCTATCAGGCATGAAAGACCACTGTTTAATTTTGCAGTCATTCTCTTCTTGAAATTGGTTTAAAAATTCTAAGAGCTCATCTTCGAATTTATCTTCTAGAATTTCCACAACAGGCTTTACCATTTCACTTTACCGCATAACTCTGGCCAATCAGCATCAGTACTAATTTCAATTATGAAACCGCGGCCTTGTAATTCTTGGAGATAGGTATCTGTTAATTCTTTATCCTCTTTGAGATGGTAAGGAAGGTCCATTGCACAAAAGCTTTCACCTTTCTTAGTTTGACGCTTAATAGCACCTTCAATTTGTTTCTTACACTTTTCAAATGTTCCTGGTTGAGCCATTTTCTTTCTCACAAAAAAAGAGCCTATTGGCTCATGTTGTAATGCAATAAAAAACCACCCGAGGGTGGCTTAATTTACTCTCCAGCTAAATGCTTTTGGAAAGCTTTGTTAATTTTATCTTTGGTTTCTTGATCTAGGCTTGACTCATAAATAAGAACCAATCGTGCATGCTTAAACTCATAAGAGGATCTATCGTAATCTGTGCTACTTAAATAATGGTCTAGCTGTTCACTATTGCTAACTCCAGAAAAACCGAACCCATTATCCACAATAGTTGCTAATATGTAGTCACTTACTTTCATTTCTTATACTCAAGTTTTTTTGAACATTGAATATATCAAAAAACATCCTGCTCTTTAATATTAAGCATGCGGTTTGTCTTTTCTAGCCACCCATCAAACAAAGCTTCTGATTCTTGTCTTGTGCCTAGTTTGAATTGGTCGAATTGAATGTGGCATGAGTGGCATAAACTCACTGTGTAGCGGTCATCTGCTTTAATGCCTCTACCCTTGCCATGCTTACTAGAATTGCTGTGTGCAGCCTGTGAAGGACTCTGACCACATCTAACGCATGGTAGCTGCCTTATTTCGTTTAGCCTCTTTTGCGAACGCATTTTCTAGGTTCTCAATTCTGGTTTTAAGAACTTTTTCTTCACGCAGACATTCAGTCTTAAACGTATGGCCGCTGAATAGGTGGTTATAATCCTCTAAGCGCTTAAGATTTCGCTTATAGATTTCTAAATTCTTCTTCGCTTCGATTGTGTCCATACTCACCCCAAAAAAGAAAACCTCCCGAAGGAGGTATTTGGTTAGTTCTTACATATTAGAAAAATCTGATTACTTTAGACCCATTATGAAACTAGGCCTTTTCTTTACTAATTCCAGATATTCAGGCGCGAATTCTTTCACAATCCTTTGACCATCTTCATTTTGTCTTTCAACCTTTACCCAATCTTTTGTTGACTCAATAACCTTCCAGTCAACATCGGAACTACTGTGCTTAACTACATCTTTTCGTTTGAACTCTTTCATTGGGAGACACCATAAATCAATTTTTAGAGTCTTCATAATGATGCATTGAGCATGTAATTTCAACATTTGAATTCAATCTAAGTATTTGTTCGCTATAGTAAATTTTTTATCTTCCCACACTTTCTGCATTCTTTTATTGGGTCTTTGTTGTAATCCAATTCATGTTCCCAACAATGCCAACAGAATACTTGCTTGATGATTCGGAGCATGTGACCTCCAGAATTTGGCGGAAGATGTGAGACTTGAACTCACACGGCTGTGACACCCAACTGTTTTCAAGACAGCGACCAGTAGACCGACTTGGTTTAATCTTCCAAAATGCAAAAAGCCCATCGAATGATGAGCTTTTAAATTTGGGCGCCAGAATCCTAATTAATCGGAGCTAATCCCGTTGCGCAATAGGTCTGACATAATCTAGTGGTGCCTTACTTATACTTCGCGCCACTATAACACGAATATATAACATTGATGACGTCACGTCAATAATCAGATGCCAACTCTTTTGATCTTTGCACTATGAGCAATAAATGGATAACGAGTATGGATTGCAGCCAAGCCACACTTAATATCAAACTTAGCATCCATCAATGTCCGTGATTCATTAACCAAAGCTGAGATTGGGTTGCCGTAAAAGTAACGATCGATTACAGCATCAAGCCACTCATCTAGGATTTCAGATTGTCCTTGCATATCTAAGATTAAACGCTGCACAGCTCTCGCTTCATTGTCTGTGATCTCACAAGCACAACCCTTACGACCAACCTTAGGCGGATCTTCACTTGTCATGAAATCTGCAATTACCTGACGCTTTTTCTTCACACCAAGCTTAAACTTCTTCCGTTTAGTTACTGCCTGATCCATAGCGACAGCAATCGGATTTATGCTCTTACCACAAGTTCCAGAGTTTGAATACATCCATGCCCCAAACTGATAAAGCCATTCTTCAAGACTGTATTTAGTCCAGTCTGTTGTTTGCATAATGTGATTCACTGCCGCATTCATACCCTTACCCCTACATCCAAATACTTACTAACTTACCGATACATCCGATTAGAATGAGTGGGAACCCTGAGAGCACCCACATCAAGCTTTTGTCGTCCTTGAGCTTCATCTGTTAAGTCCTTTCAAGATCCATAACTGTGAAAGTTCCCCAGTGAACTGCCCCAGTATCAATCCAATAGCAGTTGTCACGCTTGCAAGGCTTTTGAGTTACTGTGTGACCCATAATCACTGCATCAACCCCAGTTACATACGTGTATTGCTTATTGTCAGAATCAAGGCGTTCACGTCCCCACATTGCTAAGTCAGATGGCGCACGGTTTCTAGATGGCAAAAAGAATGAGTCTTTGAATTCATCCCAATCGTTCTGCTCAATATGTCCGTGGACAAATCCAAACTTCTTGCCTTTGTAGTTAACCTCGAGCACAACTGGTAGCTCAGAGAAAACCTTTGCAATGTTGTACATAGCCTGCCCATCAAGCATGTAGAACCATTCACCACCATTGTCGATATGGCAACGCTTATAGGATTGATCATGCAAACCACCAATACATAGATCTTCATGATTGCCACGCACTGATGTGAACCAAGGATTTGAAAGCAACTCAATACATTCAAGGTTCTGTTCGCCACGATCAACCAGATCACCCACAGCTACTAAGAGGTCATTCTCAAAGTCAAACCCAACTTCTTTAAGACGATTCATGAGCAAGTTGTAGCAACCATGGATATCTCCAACTGTCCACAATTTGCCTTTAATTTCTTTATCCCAAACCTTCACTAAGCTCATCACGCCACCTCAAATCATCAAATACTTTTTAATTTCATCTATTGCTTCATCTGCCCCAAAGCAGACTTTGCACATGTAACCCTGTTCTTCTAATCGTTGAATCATGAGCCTTTGGCTTGGTTGTAGCTTTCCTTTCTTTGATTTCAACTCAATCCACAGTCCATGAATAACACCATTGGGCACGATAAGCTGAAGGTCTGGAACACCAGCCTTCAAACCCATCTTCTTGAACTTTGACGCTTCAATAATGTTTCTTGATCCACCATTAGGAATATGAAACAAGTAATCACTCAAACGACCTGAACCAAACTTCACACGATGCGCCCAACTCATGAGCGTCATCTGTTCTTGATCTTCTGTAGGCACTCGATTAAATCTTTTGGATCGTGCAGCCTTCTGTGACTGGATCTTTTGAGCCTCTTTGAATGTGGTCATTGGTCACCCCATCGCTTTCTTGATTTCGTGAATACAGAATTTCAAAGCAAAAACTCGCTGATCATTGCCACTTTTAAGATTCTGTTCTTTCGCTAATTCAAGTTGGGTTACAAGCTGATTAGCTGCATTTCTTAGTTTTTCGTTATCGATCTTTGCGTTATGTAGCTCTTGAGCTAGCCGATCTACTTCTAAAATAGCTTGCTCTCTTGTCATTTCTTGGTCAGCAAAACAACTACCACCTGCATGACAATATCCGTCTGCGCCACAGTAAGGGCTCCCACCCTTACAGCGCATAACAGCATTAGCCCATGTATCATCGTTCTTACTTAACAAGTCATGCTCACAAGGGATTTTGACTGCTTTCATACCTCCCCCTTGAGCGCTTGCTCTAACCGTTTCAATGCTCGCAATGCACCACCTTTTAGCCAGTCACTATCACCAGATGCATCTTCATCAATCCAACACGCGGCACCTTTGATTTCTTGCAGAGCTTTATCCACCCGCTTTTGCAGCTCGTCTCGTTCTTTACAAACTGCTGACCAGCGATTGATTGCATAGTTCTTTTCATCACGACACATCTGGGCTTTGGTGTTAGCATCCTCCACTTTCGCTTGCTGTGTAGCCTCACCTGCCAAATACATAGCCTTTGCTAAGTTTTTGGTTGATTCCCAAACATGTCTATTTGCTTTCCAAGCTTCTTCAAACTTATCCATCTCAAACATCCTTAGCTTTGCAGTTAGGCGAAATGTGGTTTTCTTCAATAGTCACGAATCCATTCCTCATAGCTAACAGCATCTTTAAATGTGTTAAGGCTTCCGCACTGAATACAACAATCAGCACTACTCGTAGATGCATAGCCACAGTCGTTGCACTGCGTAAATACAACTTCACTTTCTTGGTTCTGGTCTTCTTTGGTTGTGCTTTTAAACTCACTCATGGCTGGCTCCTTTTGCACGGAAACCAGTTGCTTCCTCTTCTGCTGTAGCAAGCCTTAATTCATTTGCATAAGCTAAACCTTCACCACCTTCGAGAAGTAAACAAACCATATCGTAACCATGGCGCTTGTGACTTCCTCTAGTAATGGTCATTACCTGGTTATTTAGAAAGTTTTCATTTTCGAAGACTACTTTGTCGTTTATTTTAAATTTCATTGTTCTTCTCCATTTGGACGTTGTTCTAGTGACTCTCTCCACTCGCCTTTAAAGGGGTTTTCACTAGGGAAGTGAATTAACTTTGGAAGTCCACCCATGTACCAGAACCCAGAGTGAAGCCAACCGCTTACAGGCTTATCCGTGAATGCAAAAGCAAATCCATCGTCATTTGTGGCGGCATAATTAAATTCGCTTGGAATGGCAGACCAATCGTATTTACTCATTCCCTTCTCCGTAGATCGATTCGTAATCGGCGATTGCCTGCTTTAAGCGCTCTAAATTAGTGAAATGTTCAACGCAATAAATGCATTTCTCATCGAATGTTTTTGCATTCTCAATTCCGCCAATCTTCGTGATTAAATCCACCGACTCCACGAGGCGTTTTAGAATGCGGAGATCAATCAAGTGACATGTCTCATAATCATCCATGTAGGTGTTAATTAGCCCTTCATCTCCAAAACAGAACCAACTAAACTCGAAGTATTTAAAGTAAAGAACGCCATCAATTGTTAGCTCGAAGTAGGTGGCATATTCAGGCGCCCCATCAACAACTTCTCTCGCCCGTTCTAAACCGTGGTCTTTGATAAATTGGGTGGCTTTCATTGTTTTGGCTCCTTCATCTCTTTTTTGCAATCTGAAACAGCTTCTTTGAGTAGTGTTAGAGCGCAATTGTCAGGTAAAGAAACACACATGCTTAACAAGCTCATTGCATGCTTTGCTTTATTAGTTCCGCTATGCATCATGTGTTTAGCAACTTCTTGATCGATGCCTGCATACTGTTCAATTTGATATTGGTTCATCCCTTCACCCCGTCACGTTTGGTCATGCTTTCTAATCGTTTGATCTCATCCTTGATGTACCAAACTGCCTTTTCTAGATCTTGTATTTGGCTATCAGAATCTTTAAGGCCATTTCGCCATAAGTATTTGATAGCGTTACCGATATTAAAGTTACGGTGTCTTGTGATTTCGATACACTCAACTCCGCTCGGATCACTTGTGTAGTGCTTAGGGTGATTAACATTGTCGTTCATGCCACTAACTCCCTAATCACCATGATCTCTTTCCCTTTCATAAGGCGTTTGTACAAGCTCAACGTGCATTTGCGAGTGTTTCTTGCAAGACTGATTAGCGAAGGCGATACATTTGCCACCTTGGCTAATTGCTGTTGTCTCCCATGTGCTTTTGAGATCCAATCAATCAAACCATCTAAGCAGTCTTTGTTTATGAAGGTATGTTTAAGTGAAGGATCTACTTCCAGTTCAAACAGCTCATCGGTAAGTAATTCCATTTCCATTTGCATCTTTAGAAATCTGATGATTTCTGTTTTAAGCTGATGGTCAGTACCATCCACAAATGAATCACGCACAGCCTTAACAACACACATTTCGTAAGGTGGGCGATTCTTTAACATTGCAATCTTGTTCAAGTTGTTTCTTACTTCCGTTAGAGTCATGCTGCACCACCTAATAGCTCGTTTACCTTGTCTGTTGGATATAAGCGTGTTCCCATTGGGTCTTTCTTCTCATGGCGCTTGATATAACCTGCGTCAATCAACTCTTTGATGTAACGCTGAACTGATCTACGGCTCATATCTGGCAATGCATGTTTTTGAACTTCTCTTGTAGTCGCTACTGGAGTTGTTCTTACAACTTGAATCACCTTTGCAAAGCGCTCAAAGATGGCTATATGGCTTTTTAACTCTTCTTCACACCAATCCACTGTTTGATTATCTAGAGGATGTTTCATGCCGCACCTCTCAACGCCATCGGCATTTTCAAGCCGTCAGCTTCTAGCATCTTTTTGAAGTCATCTTTCTGGTCGAATGGATCAGGCCAATAGTCCGTGTCAGCTTTGAGTTCCCAAGGTTGAACTTCCTTGATTTCCTCAGCCATTTTGTTTACTGGCGCTTGGATCTTTAGCTTTTCACGTAACTCCGCAATAGCTTTTTGAGCAGTTGTTTTGTACCGGTTAGCATCGGCTTGCTGCTCTTCCTTGGTTTGCTTGTGTTCAAGTTGAAGCTGAATCTCTTGAGAAGAAAGGAACCCTGCCACCTCAGCTTGTTTGATAGCTGTAATGCGTTGGTCTGGATCTAAACCTAAGCTCACGTTGTAGATTGGCTTCAATCCTTGATCTTTAGCCTCGGTCACTAAGCGATCGTAGATAGACACAAAGATCTTCTTAGCTTCTGCCAATTGGAACTTGTCACCTGTAGCAACCAAATCAGCACACTTTTCGAATGCTTTAGCCGCTTGCTCAGTCCACACCACAGTCATTTCACGACCCGTACCGTACTCAATTGAGTTCTTAGCAATTGCCCAAGCTTCATGTGAATCTAACCAGTCTGATGCTTTAGGCTCGCACCATGAACGAAACTCTGGAATTGATGGGCAGAAAGTTGATTTCATCATCTTGGTTACACCACGTTTGAAATCTTCTGCTGTTAATCCTTGAAAGCACTCAACCATTGATTCAGCGATATCTTTAGGATCGACACCAGCCCACTGATCAGCGAATTTCTTTCCATAAAACCCACGCATTTTCCCGATTAGGCGAATGGCGTCTTCAAAGGTGAACTCACGCATGACCCACCTCCTCAATCGCTAGTAGCTTTTTTGGTGTAATATCCCGAAAGTTCGAGCCACCGTTTAAGAAATCATCCCATTTAGCTTGTTCAGAAATGGTTTGTTGTGTCGCAGGTTGATGAGCTTGTTGCTTCACACGGTTTTGATACCAGTCTGCTCTGAATGATCCCCAGTCTTGTTTAGCAGCGAATTCAAGAGCTTCAATCACTGTGAGTTGCACAAGTGATGCCTGCTCTTTGATTTCACCCATAGCAACATCTGAGAATGCTTTACCATTTCGCTTTTCAATGATTGGTTGAGCGAACTTCACATCAAGACCAAGTGAAACAAGTTCGTTGATTGCTGCTTGTTTTTTAGTGATGCGAGGTGCTTTTGGTTTTGCATTCGCTTGTGAAGATTCTTCTTCACTAATATCTATACTGGTTAATGGTTTATGGTTATTGGTTAATGGTTTATGGTTAGGTGACGGTTCGTGCTCTTTTTCACACGTTTCGTGCACGTTTGGTGACGAGTCGTTTGCAGAACGTTTACCATTCTTGCGTTTTTCCTCTCTTTCTTTAGCGATTCGTGCATTATTTTCAGCTTTTGATTTATAAGCTTCTAGCTCTTCTTTGATACGATTTTGCACATAACGACCATCTTCTTGAGCTTCGAAAAACTTACTCAAGACGAATTTAACAGCAGTGATTTCTGCTTCATCACGTGCCCATGTCCAATCAAGAGCTTCCTCTAATGTAGGAAACTCTTCACGGTCATAAATCGCATCAAGCAATTGGTTGTAGGCACCATGCTCAAGCATAGTCAAACGACCTGCCTTCTTCGCATAGTCACCTAGATTGCGTTTGTAATAATGCACTACTCACCTCCTTGAACAGAGAGGGCTTGTTCTGTTAATATTTGATAGTTCATTTGGTTCTCTCCGATTGAACACTGAGCCTGATCCACGAAATCAGGCTTTTTTATTTTTCTAAAATCCCGTTAATCCCTTCTGATCCCTCACCAAAAATTACTTCAGTAGAAAGATCCCGCATCAAAGCTCCTAATCCCAAGCGCTCAAATGATTTTGCTTGTAAATTAAGTACATGCCACTCACCTGCTATTTCTTTCTCAAGTAGGTAAGCAAGGTATTGAGCAAGGTCCTTACCTTTAATTTCAGCAAGGACTTTTGCGCGTTCATGGTTTTCGGGAGATAAACGAACATGCGTAGATTTTTTTTCAAGGCTCATAAAATTGTCCTTAAGCAGCCACTGCGTTTGAACGAGATTTCTTTTTTAGAAATATCTCTGGATGTAAAAGTTTTTCTTTTGGCGGTATGCCTCGAACGGTCCAGTTTTGAACACGTTGAGTTTGATATTTAAGTTTTCGCGCCAATGCTGAAGCTCCGCCATTTGCTTCAATCAGGGCGCGATCTGCATCGATTGAATCCATAAGTAAATCCGCATAAAACAATTTGTTTTATAAATATAAAACGTTTTGTTTGTATGGTCAATCATTTTGTTTGACACAGATTGTGTTTTTTTTGAGAAAATTTAATTAATTGTTTTAGGTTGTTTTATTATGAGTGATAAAGAGCTACACCCAACCATGCAGCGCATTTATGATGAGACAGGTTTGAATGCCAACTCGTTAGCTTCATTACTGGATGTTGATTCCCAACTTGTGTACAACTGGGATAAACGAGGTATATCTAAAAAAGGCGGGCTGCAAGTTTCGCAAAAGTTGGGATTAGACTATGGTTGGATTCTTTCTGGTACTGGAAGCCCTAAGATAGAAAAAGTTTTTAATGAAAATAAAGTTTCCCTCTCAGGACGAGTGGGCGGATGGGTGCCAGTGAAGTCTTATAGCAAGATGGGGTACGATGGGTACTATACAGAAATGGGTTATGGGGGAAATGGTGGGGATGGTTATGTACCCTCACTTACAGCGGGTGTTAATGCCTATGCGGTAAGAGGCTCAGGTGATTCAATGTACCCAGCTATCCGCAATGGCTGGTACATAGTATGTGATCCAGATGCAGATCCAACACCTACTGAATTTGTAGAGGTACAGCTCAAAGATGGGCGACGCACAGTAAAGGAATTCATAGGCATTGTTAATGAAGTTCTTCATCTGTTAGCTGTTAATGGCGAAAAAAGAACTACATTTGATATGGATGATGTGGAGGCTATTGTTGCTGTGACTGATATTGTCCCACCTAGTCGCCATGTGAATGACTACCCTACTTTACCTATGCAAGATATCCATTACGACTAATTAACTAGAAGCAAATACCGCCTACGGGCGGTTTTTTTGCGCCTTAAAAAAATAACACATTTTGTTTTATATTTTTCTTGACCTAATAAAACGTTTTGTTTTATATTGTGATAACACAGTTTGTTTTATCCAATAAAAAATCCCCAACACTTGCAGGCGACGGGGATTACTCAATGAGTGAGAAGATTATGGAACAAAGAATCGAAAAGAACAAGTTTAGTGACTACATCAAATCGGTGTATGGCTACTTCCTGCTGTTTTGGACGGTGTTTTTCTTAACAGTACCCTTCTTACGTGGTTGTGCCGACGAGCAACACGTCAACGAACTCAAAGCAAAAGAAAACATGTACGTACGTGTTCAGGTTGAGGGGGTGAAGTGATGGAAACACTAACTTTACGTGATCAATTTGCAATAGCGGCTATGCAAGGATTTGCAGCAAATCTAGGTTTTTATTTGATTGATGAAGATGTGGCTAGAAATGCATATAGCCTAGCTGATGCAATGCTTGATGAGCGCTCAAAACAAGTGGATTCTGACAAGGAGCCCTCTCATGGATAACTTCATTGCAATTGTAGCTTTTGATTTGTTCCTGAATGTGTTCTTGGCAGTGTACTGGGAGATTGTCTAATGAATATGTTCGCTAAACCAGAGTTGCTCTGCCCTAGCTTTCCTTACTTGGATTTGTCTAGTCACATTCAAGTTGAAGGCGAAACAGTTTATTTCGACCTAACTTGGGGCTGCAACACACTTAACTGCCAGATCAAAGCTGAGTCATCTTTCGATACTCGTGAAGTAAATCATCAGTTCAGTGAATGTGCTCGTGATCAGCAATATGAAGTGCTTTCAGTAGACACAAGAACTCATGCTGTAGTCACTGATAAAGACGGCATTGAGTCACCTATAGGCTTACGTTTCAAGCTCACAGAAGCTCAAGTAAACAGCTTAAACGAGCAACTTAAATACTTTGCCGAAGAGTTGGCAGATGAAGAGTTGGAGTGCAATTAATGCAAGTTCAAGAGAAGCGAAAATTATTAGAAGCTGTGGATGTTCTTGTGCGCCGACCTGCTGCAACTACAGAGGTAACACTTGCAGAAGCAATGGCTTATTTCAAGATGCTTATTGAAGAGACCACTCAAGGGCAAATTGAAGTTCATTATGCAGACACTACACAGCAATTGCCATTTTAAGAATTAGGAAAAGATTATGAATGCGCCAGTAGAAATACAACCAGCTTTACCAATGAATGCACAAACGTCTTCATTGATTTTAGATCCTCAAGCAATGCAAAACATGGTGGCATTTGCTGACTTTATGTGTAAGGCAGTTATTACCGTACCTAAGCATTTACAAGGCAATTCAGGTGACTGTTTAGCAGTAACTATGCAAGCAATGCAGTGGGGAATGAACCCTTTTGCTGTAGCTCAAAAGACACACTTAGTAAATGGCAACTTGGGCTATGAAGCTCAACTAGTGAATGCTGTGATTATTGCCCGCGCCCCTATCGTTGGTCGTCCCAACTTTGAGTGGTATGGCGATTGGTCAAAGGTAGACGGCAAAACATGTAAGGCTCACGATGTTGGTGTGCGTGTATGGGTAACTATTAAAGGTGAATCTGAGCCACGTATTCATGATGTTTCTTTTGCTCAAGTCGGCACTACGCGCAACTCACCTAACTGGGTAAATGATCCTAAACAGCAGATTGCATACTTGGCTACTAAAAAATTAGCCCGCCTCCACTTCCCTGATGTGATTCTAGGTGTTTATACAGAAGATGAACTACTAGAAACCGATGGCGCAATGGGTTTGCCACCAAAAGATGTCAATGAAACACCAGTTGATACACGACCAGTTTTAACAGAAAAACAGGCAGAAGCTGCAATTAAAAAGTTGAATGCTAAACAAGTTGAGCTTCACCAGATCACTGAACACTACAATGTATCAGAGGAATTATTGAATTACATCAAAGCCAAAACGGAGGTCTTAGAGCATGATCCCGTTTAGAGCTTCGGGTGTGGGTAAGCTTATGGCTTACCCTGACAAAGACACCATTCCGGAAGGCGCACTTTCTCATATCTATGAGATGGCAAGCCAAATACTTTTAGACTGGCAACCTGAACTAAATACGCCAGAGATCGAGAAAGGCAGAGTTGTAGAAGATCAGAGCATTGCCCTACTTAATCAGGTGACTGGCAACTTCTATGTAAAGAACAAGACGCGCATCACCACTGATCTATTCACTGGTGAATGGGATATAGATGAGCAAGATGAAGACATCATTGTTGATATCAAGTCAGCTTATTCCAAAAAGACATTCCCTATCGAGATAAAGGCTGGTGATAAGAAGTTGTATGAGTGGCAACTAGATACTTACATGGTAATTCGCGATCTAAATCGCTCAGCAATTGCCTACACACTAGTTGATACGCCTGATTATCTAATTAAAAAATACGAGAATATTGATTGGCATGTAGTTGGTCATATTCCACCAGAAAGACGGGTAACTATGTTCTACAAGGAACGTGATGCCACTCGTGAGAAACAGTTAACTAGACGTACTGAGATTTGCCAAGAATTACTTTGTGAAATCTTAGACAAGAAAGGCTTTAAGTTTGAGGTGGCCGCATGAACGACTGGCAAATATTACGCAGCCGTTATGGCAGCAACCGAAGTTATAAGAGTCGTCTAGCCCTTCTGCCTTCTAAGTTTGAAGACTTCTCAAACTGGTTGGTAGATCAAGGAGCTGATGTTTTCAGCAGAACCGAACAGAACGAACTTTTGAGATTTAGATATAAAGGCCAATTGGGCATTTGGTATGAGTCAGGCTCAGGCAACCTTCTAATGCATGACTTGGCAGATAAGTATATGGAGACAGCAGCATGACATTGAATGAAAGAGAGGCTTTTGAAGAAGCTCTAAGCAAGCACAATATTCATAATGTTCATTTATGCACAGTCTTTGACTTTGAAAAAAATGAATACTTCCCTTCTGATTTTTGTGACCCAAGTGAGGATCAAATTGTTGATTCAATTAACCTCAGTTGGAAAATGTGGCAAGAAAAAGCCAAAGCTCAGGCGGTGCCAGAACAGATCAATGAAATTCAATCTTGGATAGCGGTTCAATCAACACAAGCAATGGAATTGGATGGAGAGGAATTTGTTGTTGGTGCAAATGAACTTGCAGAGTTTATTGAGCAGTTAGTTAAAAGCGAATCGGGAGCTGAGGGATGAGTGAATCTATTTACTACAGTATTCCAAGAGAATGCCCAAACTCTAGATATGAGTTGGAATTCAAAGACATTGAAACATGGATTGAGCAAGACTTAGAGTTCATCGGCAATGAATGCGCCCAAGACTATTTTGACAATCATGATGGGTGGGAATCTTCATGGCCTTTAGAAATTCGTGTCTTTAAAGAAGAAAACTCTAATGAGCCAATAGCTTCACTTATTGTTGAAATGGAATTTGAACCACATTTTAGCTCAAGTGTTAAAGCGGAAAGTAAGGAGGGGTGAATGGGAGCTTTACAGTTACGTCCTGAAGAAAAATTGCAGCAACTCATTGATTCTGGAGCAAGTCTAGTAAGTACAAATGATGCCGCTAAGGTACTAGGTTATAAACCTAATACTTTAAGAGTTTGGGCCAGTCGTGGGTGTGGAGATTTAAAACCAGTTATGACAAAAAATGGTGCTCGTTGGCGATTAACTGATATCCGAAATCTTGTAGGGGCCTAGGCCCCTTTTTCATCCTCAATAATTCCCGCTTCAGTTAAGATCCAATCTTCAATACGTTGATGATGAATCCTAAGCAAATCTACTGGACGATCCTTATAGTGTTTCTCTTGAGTCGCACTTGGTTTATGTCCCATGATCTGAGCAACTACCCCCGCAGGCACATCCAACCACTCAGTTAGATTACTGAAAGAACGTCTTAAATCATGAATAGTAAACTTCGGCAATCCCTTCTCTTCTAAATGTTCATAATATTTTTTACGAACATCAGTCACATATCCACAATCTGATTTTGTGGACCAAAAAACATATTTAGAATCTGGGTGCTTTGGTAAACTCAATAATATTTTTTCTACATATTTGGTCATTGGAATAATACGATAGTCTTGTTCAAATTTATCCCATACTTTTATTGTTTTCCATTTAAAATCTAATAATGGGTATTCAAGCCCTCTCAGTGATTCTGAACGTGGACCAGTCAAGATCGTAATTTGAAGAAAAGCTTTGTGCATTATGTTAGGCAAATCATTAACGGCCTTAAACCATGCGGCTAATTGATTTCTTTGTATTGCCTGTTTTTTTGCCTTAACTGTTGGAACTACTTTCCGTACACGCTTAGATTTATGTGCATCTTCATTAACTACTTGTGAATAGACCTCATGTTCCATACACCAGTTTAAGAATGCTCTTAATGTTCTAAATGCTAATGCTGCGCGAGTTGGTCTTGTTTTAGCTTCTTCAATTTGCCAGTAAATAATAAACTCTGATGTAATTTCATATAATGGTTTATCTAATAATGCAGCTAATACACCTGGCTTAGTTAAACCAGCCCCTCTTTTCTTCTTTTCACCACCTCGATGTATTAACGTATAGTGATCATCAATATAACGATCACTCCATCCAGATTTACTTTCCTCAACATATTCTAAATAAGCTGATAGAAATTTAATTTTCTTTTGATCTTGGAAGCCTGAATATTCATTATTTTTTTCATTCTCTTCAGCTTTGCTACGTCTTGGATCAATTCCCTGATCACATAATTGCTGCAATCTTCTAGCTTCTTTCCTTGCATCATCTAAAGACCAAACAGTTACACCACCTATAGTGATGCGAATAGACTTTCCAGATACTCGACTTTGAAAAATGTACGACCTATTTTCGTTCTGTGTTACCCTAACTGATAAACTAGGTGTGTCACTATCCCAATAAAAGATTTGGTTCTTCCCTTCAGATGGAAGATCAAATTTTAAAACTTTAATTGATGTGAACTTAGTTTTCATAAAAGGCGTTACATGAGCTGCGTGTAAGCAGTATGTAAGCAAATTAATTCAATAATAGTCAACACTAATCAACACCTTCTTTTTATAAATACTTGTTTTATCTAAAATTAAATAAATTTAATTATTATTCATCAACAGTAGTAAATACTTTTAATGCAGGACTCATAATCCGTTGGTCCCGTGTTCAAGTCACGGTGGGCCCACCA